AATTTTGTTCGAATAAATGTAAGTCTGCCCACAGGAGAAAAACTGGAGTGGACGATGAGCCGCGAACTTGTAGATCTTGTAGAAAATCCTTTAGAATTAGCAAATATTCTAAAGCAACAAACTGCTCAAAAGTTTGTGCCGCGAAAGCTCGTTGGAATAAAAAACGTTTACAATCTTACTGTAGAAGATAGGCATGAATATTTTGCAAATGGAATGCTGGTGTCCAACTGCATGGATTCCATCCGGTACGCAATCTATACACATTTCAAAAACATGGGTAAACGTCGCTTAACCTCTCAGACACTTGACAATTTACGTCATGAAGCGTTAGGTTTAACTCCAAATATACCCAGGTTTTTTCAGAATCCACAAGAGAGTTACGGTTACTTTTGAACATGATTTTATTATTACCAGACCAAACATTTGTTAATTTATCAAACGCAACATGCTTCAGAGTTAATATTCAATCCATGCCAAATAATTTTTTTAGAATTGTATTAAGAATATGGATTGGTACTTGCGAACATCCTGATGAATATAAGCTTCTAGAGCTCAATTGCAAAAAAAAGATTAATATAACGTATGACAAGATATCTACCAAACTTCGTGAATTTGTCCATTCTTCTGACAGAATGTTAGATATAGGTCATTTTATATATTCTAATTTAGAATGAGGTTGTATGTCAGCTGACCATTTCCACTTCGGACCTAATCCCGGCAAGCACTTCTGTGCTTTTTGTGATCGAGAAATCGATGAAAAAGATGAGTATTATTACTTTTTTTACCGTTTCTCCCGCGTCAAAGACAAGATAACGAACATTTCCACAGACTCATATTACTGCTCTAAAAAATGCGCTCAAACTGCGATCTTTGGGGAAGGGGCTCACATCACAAATTTTCTAGATGATTATCCATGATGTAAAGCTGCTTTACATAAAAAATCTTCTCGGTTAACTTGGCTCTAAATCTTTTTTTAGGGCCTATGACTCTTTTTAGACCTCCTGAGCCTTCTTGGTATATCAGTGATACCGATCGAGACATTCTCTACAAAATGAATGAGTGCTATATGCACTCTATTACCATACAGCAATCTTTCTGGTCCGAAGCAGACATCGATTCAAGATTTCGAGCAGGGGATCAGACTCTCTGGAATGACATCTACGGCAACCTCCCAGCCTTCCGTAAGCGTCAATTCAACTTCAACCGCATTAGACGTGTCTGTAACATGCTCACAGGCTACCAAAGGCGTAATCGGAAAGGATTGCAGTTTATGCCCCGTGAATCCGCTGACGATAAGACAGCCGGCCAATTTACAAAGCTTGCGTATTGGTGGATGGACACAGCAAATGTCTATGAGACCATTTCTACAGCCTTTGATCACTCCATCACAACCGGAATGAGTCTTCTTTCCTTTTGGTCGGATTTTCGCTCAGATCCCATTTCAGGAGATCCTAAGGTCGATCAGCTCTCGTACAATGCATTTCTAATAGACCCCTATTTCCGCAAGGCTGACTTATCAGATTGTAATTTTATTTGGACAAGAAAATATCTCTCACCGATTGAAGCAAAGACTCTCTTTCCAGACAAAATAGAGATGATCGATTCGATTAAGGTAAGACCCATACGTGACGGTAAATTTCAATACCTTCCTGAGAGCTACAACTACGGCCAGAACGATTTAATGTACTACGATGAGTTTTGGTATAGAGACTACAGGACGCAAAAGCTTCTTGTGGACTTGAGAACAGGGGAGACGATGGAATGGACGGGCTCAGATGAAAACCTTAAGGCATATTTGCAGAGATATCCGGGACGAATCCAGGTATTGGATCAGAAGGTTCCAACGACGAAATTGGCGGCGGTTTTGGAGGGACAAGTTATCTATCATGGGCCCAATCCTCTTAATATTGATCGCTTCCCTTTTGTGCCTGTTTTGGGTTATTACGATCCTCAGCTACCTTATTTCCCTTGGCGTATTCAAGGAGTCGTTAGAGGTCTTCGGGATGCACAATTTCTCTATAACCGCAGAAAAGTAATCGAGTTAGACATCCTTGAGTCTCAAATAAATTCAGGCTGGAAAATGAAAGAGGACGCTTTGGTAAATCCCAAAGATGCTTTTCTCTCAGGCCAAGGGCGCATTCTGACTCTCAAACAAGAAGCGATGATGTCGGATGTAGAGCAAATACCCCCTTCTCAGGTTCCACCATCTATGATTCAACTCTCGGAGATAATGGGCCGAGAGATTCAAGAGATCGCCGGCATTTCAGATGAGCTGTTAGGCATGGCAGAAGACGATAAAGCCGGCATTTTATCTATGCTTCGTCAAGGAGCAGGCCTTACTACAACCCAGATACTCTTTGATCAGTTAGACCAATCTCAGAAGTACATAGGGCAGATATTTGGCGAATATGTCCAAAAGAACTTCACCCCAGGAAAAGTGAAGCGCATTCTCAATGAAGAGCCCGCAGAGCAGTTTTATCATCGGTGTTTTGGTAAATACGATGCAGCAGTAGAAGAAGGACCTTACACAGCAACACAGAAGAAATCTCAGCTGCTGCAGCTGCTTCATTTACGGGAAATAGGTATCCCGGTGCCAGCAAAAACGATCATTGAGAACATGACATTAGGAGACAAGAGTCAACTTATCGAAGATATCGCCCAAGAGCAGCAACAGCAAGCAGAACAAGCACAACAACAAACCCAACTTCAATTACAGATGCTGCAGGCTCAAATTCAAGATTTGCAAGCACGTGCTGCAGCCAATGAAGGCCTCGGATTAGAGCGTGCCTCACGGATTCAAGAAAACCAAGCACTAGCTCATGAAAGAATGGCTGAGGCAGAGAAAGACAGAGACTTAGGAGCTTTAGATAAAGCAAAAGCATTGAAGGAACTCCAAACTTTGGACTTAAACCAAATAGAGCAATTGTTACGCATTTTAAATACAATAAAGAATTCAGGAAAGGAAGAAATACAAGAAGAAGAGCTCGTGGAAGCTCCGTAAAAGTTAGCACACCTTATGCCAGGTATGCTTTACCTAAAACAGCAACCCAAGGAGGGGAATATGGCACGGCATTACAAACAAAGCCGCAATGACCGCCTAGACGAAAGCCTAGGGGAAAGACGCGGTAGAGAATCAAGCAAAAAACAATCGTATAAATCACGCAGAGATGAATCTCGAGGCGCTTCAATGCACATGCCTCGCGATCACGCTCGTGGTGAAGACGGCACGCAGATGTATCATGAAGGCAAAGGATACTACGGAGAAGGCTACGGGCATTTTGCCAACTTGCCTCCTCGCGAAGAGATGAGACCTTATCCCGATCCTTACGCCAATATGGTTGAAAGCGATTACCCCGATACTCTTCGAGAGATTGATCGTGACATTCACGACAACTATAGTAACATTGAGCGCCAGCGCTCAGATTCGATGTATTGAGGTAATATGCCAATAATGATGCGTCCATCTAACAAAGCGCGTCAGATATCAGAAACCGTGATGGCACATGTCCAAGAACACGGTGCTTCTGCTGAGGATACCGAGGTGCGCTTGAAGCGCCCTCGGGCCTCTTCTGGCGAGAAAAAATATCCAGCGAATTATCAGCCTGTAGCCCAGTATGGAGGCTATATGCGCAACGAGGTAGGGAAACGTGGCTAATGTCAGAAAAAAAGTTAAAAAGCATGTTCTTAGCGATATTAAAGACTATAAAGAAGAAATTGAAAAAGATAGGAAGCTATTAAAGGAGCTTAAAAATGGCAAAAAGAAAGGATGCTGTGCAAGTTGCGAAAGGGGTAAAAGTTGCGAGAGGAAAAGAGGAAAAGATGCGCAGCAAAAAAGGAAGCTCAAGCGCAGGTAAGTACAAAGATGTCTCACCAAAAGAATTCTGTGGTGCCTCAGGAGGAGCCTCTAAGTACTCTTTCCCTGTTAATTCGGTTAAGCGCGCCAGAAACGCTCTTGCAAGAGCTCACTATGCACCCAATCCCGAAGGGATTCGATCTTGTGTCAAACGTAAATGGGGAGGCAAAATCAAATCCCTCGGGAAAAAAGGATCTACCAAGTAATCCTATATGTTAAAAAAGAATCTTTGTTTGTCTTCTGTAGTTATATAGCTCGCATAGCATTTCAAAATACAGTTTTTTAGAAGGAACAATACGAATAATAAAATCGTATTTATCGACCTGTTCTAAAAGTCTTTTGTAGTCAAAGGCAGGATTAGTTGCGAATATTAAAAGAGCACGAATAAAATTAGGCTGATGCCATGCTTTACGTGTTCCAGGTTTTAGTGCAGTAAAACGTTCGACCAAAGCTTTATAAATTTCTATAAATTTAATATTGGGAGAATCAAAAATAAATTTACCGTCTTTAAAATTCCCTCTGGAGTTTCCAACATTAAGTTCGTCTACAAAAAATGCAAAAGCCTGAGTAAGCGTTAAATTATTTTCTTTCATCCAGTTTTTGAGTTTTACATATTCGGGCTTTCCCAATTCATCAGCGTACGCATCCAGAAACATTTCAAGTGTCCAGTTTTTTTGAATAGAATTGAGTCGCGTCACATCTTCAA